AGCGCATAGCAGTGCTTAACATCCAGCGTAAGTATAACGAGGACTGGGTGCATGCGGTATCGCATGTCGATGGTGAAGAAGTTATCGGGCAGTATCCGCTACAGCTACGATACAATAACCCACGCAAAGCAGTGTTCATACTGCGCGAACACGATACACCCATCTACCTCAACCCGACACCTACGTATAAGCACATCATGAACAAGCAAGAGAAGGCCAAGCTAACCAAGCAATACAAACCGTTCATGCAGTATGTCGAGGTCATGGCTAAACTAAGCGCGGACGATAAGCAGTATAGTCCGTGGGACAAGGAGAGCAGAGATAACCCACGGTTACCGTCTATTCCCCCCGAAGAGCGTAGGGAGATGGGTCTGCCAGCACATGGTGGCTTGAGCTGGTCACCCGAGGGTCCGCCACAGTTGATTAGCTTAGTAGAGAGCGGTGATACCGAGAGCTGGTACAAAGCTATGGCATGGCTAACCGCTGGTCGCTGGCGCATGCTGTTGAACGAGGCCAGACTAGAATTGACGCACACTATGCATAAACACTACCGTGACGAGTTGTTTACCAAAGAACGGGTGGAAGCAGGTAAGTGCGTACACGACCGCTATGGCCGATACTTCAGGTGAGTTTGGTCTAAGCAAATACCTGTGGTATAACCATAGGACAATAAAGAGCCGCACAAGCGGACGACAACCACAACAACCAAGCAAAGTCTTAACTGTAGTTAAGCAATAACAAGGAGCATATCATGAGTGCATTAAACTTCGGCACAACTGTGTCACTTGCAGAAGCTGCAAGCCTTATCATCAACTGCCCTAACAATCGGTTCTTCCTTCAAGGTGAGCCTGGGATTGGCAAGTCATCCATCATGGGCGCACTGGAGCGGCACTTCGGTGACGCATACGCCTACGCATACTTTGACTGCGCACAAGCCGACCTTGGCGACATCGCCATGCCGAGTATCAACCGTGACAAGCAGATAACCGAGTACTTCGCTAACGCTATCTTCCAGATACAGTCCGGCAAGCCTGTGGTTATCATGCTAGACGAGTTCACCAAGGCACCGCAGCCTGTGCAGAATATGCTTCACCCTCTGCTGGAGTCGCGCAAGCCACGGCTAGGTAACAACGTGCTGCGCGATGGTTCCATCGTGCTTATGACTGGCAACATGGCAGGCGAAGGTCTTGGCGATACAGTCAAGCCACATACACGCAACCGCGTAACTACGGTTACGGTGCGCAAGCCAGACGCAGACGAGTGGTTGGCATGGGCAGTTACTAACGACATCGACCCCGTTGTCATGGCTTGGGTTAATCAGTTCCCGCATGCCATGGCATCATACATGGACGGTGACCAAGAGAGTAATCCGTATATCTTCAACCCCAAGCGGCAGCAGGGTAGCTTCGTATCAGGTCGGTCGTTGCAGCTTGCGTCTAACGACGTACTCAAGCAGCGTGAGAAGCTGACAGCCAACGCGCTACTCGCAGCCATGGTGGGTACAATCGGTGAGTCCGCTGCGCGGGACATGCATGCCTTCGTAGAGTATCAAGACCAGCTACCTACGTGGGACGACATCACTAAGGACCCAGCCAAGGCCAAGCTGCCCGAGAGTCCCGGCGCATGCGCAGTCATGGTGTTCGGTGCGATTGCCAAGATTGACCGCAATACAATCACGCCGTTCATGGAGTATGTCGAGCGCATGGCACCAGAGTGGCAAGCTGTGTTCGCAGTCAACCTGTGTAAGAACCCAGACAAGAAGCAGATTGGCTTTACGTCTACTAAGTTCCGCGACTGGGCATTGGCTAACGTGGACATCCTCTAGTGGATGGGCTTCACGTGGTGGATGTGAAGCGTAGTGAGATTTGGTCGATATGGCAGGTTAATCTATCCAATCGCAAAGTCATGCACGTTTCATTCTTCGACCACCCCGACGAGCTAAGCGCATACGTATACGCAACTAACAGACTAAAGGAGCAAGCTAATGGCACTAACAGCCGAGCGTAAACTAACACGTGTGGTAATCGACCTCATGCGTAACCCGTTGTTCGCAGACATGTCCGGCATCTTCATGATGGGCACGAAGGAGGTGTGTGAGACCACACCAACCGCAGCTACTAACGGGCGTGACGAGATATACGGACGCGCCTTCATCGACGCGCTATCCATACCAGAGGTAGCTTTCGTCGTGGTGCATGAGTCATTCCACAAGATGTATCGCCACCTAACTACATGGCAGAAGCTATGGCAGGAGGACGCACAGCTAACTAACATGGCCTGTGACTACGTCATCAACCTAGAGATTATCACCCGTGACCCGAGTGGCACGGTGGTAGCTATGCCGCAGAAGGATGGTAAGCCAGCAGGTCTTATAGACCGCAGGTTCGCAGGTATGAATACCAAGCAGGTGTTCGACATTCTCAAGAAGGAGAAGCAAGAAGGCGGTGACGGTGGCGGCAGCGGTGGCTTCGACGAGCATGACTGGGAAGGTGCTAGCGAACTGACCAAGGAAGAGAAGGAAGAGCTGTCTAAGCAAGTAGACCAAGCTATCCGTCAGGGTATGATTGCTGCACAGAAGATGCACGGCAAAGGTGCTGGTGGTATGTCGCGTGAGTTGTCGGACATCCTCGAGCCCAAGGTAGACTGGCGTACGCTGTTACAGGAGTTCGTCAACACTACCTGTGCTGGCCGTGACTACTCATCGTGGCGCAAACCAAACCGTAGGTTTCTATCATCAGATACTATCATGCCCAGCCTCGTCGGTGAGCGCGTGAAAAACATCGTGATTGGCTGTGATACGTCTGGGTCCATCACAAACGAGGACCACACACGGAACCTGTCGGAGACTGACGCTATCTTATCTGTGGTTACGCCTGACAAGCTACACATCATCTACTGGGACCACACCATGGCAGGGCATGAAGTGTATGATGACTCGACACGCGGGTCATTCCGTAACTCCACTAAGCCAGTAGGTGGGGGTGGTACGAACCCCGGCGCTATGGAGCAATACCTCAAGGAGCAGGATATCAAGGCCGACTGCATCATCATGTTCACAGACGGGTTCGTGCCTAACTGGGGTTCGGACTGGAATGGCGCACCGATACTGTGGGTAATCACAGGCGGTGGCAAGATGGTCGCATCAACAGGCAAGACAATACATATCAACTAAGGAGCAAGCACATGAGTATATCAAGTTCAGCAATGCTGGTGGAGATGAACATCTCTGTATGGACAGCAGCTATCGTAGACCGCAAGACAACTGACAAGGTAACACTAGACGCACATGCTGTGGCTGACGCTGGTAAGTTTCGAAAGAACCTTATGGCTGGCACTAGCTTGCGTAAGGACATAGCTGACTACGCTGCGCTCTGTCGCACGTGGCACAACGGACGCACACTGCCTTGGTCCGACAAGGGTGTGAGGCTGCTGCCTACGTCTATGTTCCTAGAGTATAAGCGAGAGGCGGACGCACGTGCAGCATACTTCAACTCTAAGGTGTCTAAGTTCGTAGCAGAGTACCCCGACCTAATAGTGACCGCACAGACCTGCCTTGGTGACCTGTTCGATGGTGCCAACTACCCAAGCGCAGAGGAAGTGGCGTCTAAGTTCGGGTTCCGCATGGTGTTCAGCCCTGTGCCAGAGGTGGGTGACTTCCGTCTTGACATCAACAACGACGAGCTAGCTCACCTACGCAACCAGTACGAGACAGCATACACCGACCGTGTGGGCGATGCTATGAAAACTACATGGGATAAACTACATACGACACTGCTGACCATGAGCGAGAAGCTGACCGAGCCACAAGGCGAAGAGACCAAGCAGTTCCGGTCTACGTTCGTAACCAACGCACAAGAGATGTGCCAACTCCTGTCACATCTAAACATCACTAAGGACCCGACGCTTGAGACAGCTAGGCTAGCACTGGAGAAGGCTATCAGCGGTGTAGACGTCGAGGACATTCGTAAGGACGAGATAACACGCAGTGACCTCAAGGCGCATGTGGACTCGGTACTAGGACAATTTGATTGGTAAGAAGGAGCAAGACGATGACTAAAACCATATACAAACTAAACCTGCACAACACCTACTACACCGTTGCGGGTGTAGATAACGCCGCCACAGAACGTGCGAAGGACTCCATAGTGCATCCGTTCATGGTCCCGCTAATCGAGGCCATTCAGCACAAGCGTCCACACTGGGAGTTTCATGGTAGGGGCTTTGGCACTAGGGGGATTGGTGATGAGGTCAACCATGTGCTGCATGACAACTTCGACATATATGATAACGGTGAGAAGATTGGCAACATAGAGAAAGACTACCACGGGGGCACAACTGTATACGCAGCTAGTAGCCACCGCATAAACGCAAAGCGTCTGGTAGGCATGCGCAAGAAGAGTAAGCACTTCAAGGTCATTGCCGCTGAAGTCTTGAAGGAGTGCTACCCGCTCACGTTGGACGAGCTTGCCAACGAGAAGCACAAGAAGGCTTTCACTGCCATGCAGCAAGCCACCTACAAAGATAGGCGAGCGCACACGCGCAATGTTGAGCTGTTGCATGAACCGATGCTGGCATACCTGACATCAGGTGACAGGTGGGCGGAGTTCTTAGCTGTTCAAGATAAGCCCGAGGTTATGCGAGCCAAGGAAGCGTATCAGAGTCTAGCCGAGAGTGACCGTGTAGCTAAGGACATTGCTAGTGCACACCACATACTGTTGATTGAGCGTCCACGGGACATTGTCGCCATGCCTTTTGGTGGAGCGGCGCAGTCAACCAACCTAGATGCACTGTCGGACCACATAAAGACGTCACTTGCCCTACTCAAGATGACCGAGATGGATACTATAATTGATGGTGTCGGTATCCGCACCGCAGACGATACGTTTTATATATTGACTAGCAATACCTAGAGGGATAAACACTCATAAGAAGGAGCAAACGACATGGCGTCAACGCCGGAGAAAAGAGTCAAAGAAAAAATAGTCAAGGTGTTGAAGGAGGAAGGAGTATATTACTTCTTCCCCGCCACCCATGGCTTTGGTCGTAGTGGCGTCCCTGACATTATATGCTGCGTTAATGGACACTTCTTAGCCATCGAAGTCAAGGCAGGAACCAACAAGCCAACAGCCCTACAGGTGCGTGAGCTTGAGGCCATACGTCGGTGTAACGGCGTAGCTGTGGTAGCCAATGATGAGAACTGGGACATGGTGCGCGGCCTTGTGCACAATATGAAAGAACGAACCAATGACAAAGTATAAAGGGTTAGGCCAGACCGACCAAGATATCATCCGTGCGATTGGGTACATAACTGACATGAAATACATTGCATCATATTACGGTGTGGATGTGAGGCGCGTTCTTCAACTGCGCGACAAGATGAAGAAGGGCACAGAGAAGAAGGTAGAAGTGGTGCGACCAAAGGTAGAGCATGCAACAACCGCAAAACCCAACGCTAACTCAACCGGCTTGAACAGCGACTCGGAACGCAAGTGGAATAAGAACGCCAAGGAAGGCTCGGCTGCATTACTTAAGGCACTAAACAAATTCTTTGAGAAGCGACTGCTGGATATGCACATAGCGGAGCGGGAACAAAACGCATGACGTTTGGTACGGACATAAGGAAGTCTAAGTACGGCATTAACGCGATGGGGGTAGGTGAGGTACGCATATTCGACACGCCTACCGACCATTCCAAGAGGTTAATCCGCCGCGCTGCACACAACCAGAACGAACGGTCAGAGCGCTACTACATAACCCGCGCCATAGGCACCACTATTCACGTAACTAGGATAAGATGATGGACATTCTGAACATCGACTTCGAAACCTACTACAGCCAGAAGTTTAGCTTATCTAAGCTGACAACGGAGGAGTATGTCCGCGACTCACAGTTCGAGACCATCGGTGTTGCAGTCAAGCGTAACAATGAACCAACTGAATGGTTCAGCGGGACCAAGGCGCAAACCAAGCGGTGGCTAGATAAGTGGGACTGGGCTAACAGCGTAGCTGTGGCTCACAACGCTATGTTCGACATGGCAATCCTTAACTGGTGTTATGACATTCGACCCAAGCGAATTGCAGATACCCTGTCTATGCTTCGTGCTATCGACGGGCCGCATGCTGGTAACAGCCTAGCTAAAGCAGTCGAGCGCTATGGTCTGGGCGAGAAGGGCACAGAGGTTATCAACGCGCTGGGTAAGCGGCGGCTGGACTTTACTGACGAGGACCTAGAGCGGTACGGTGAGTACTGCATCAATGACGTAGAGCTAACGCACAAGTTGTTTGAGGTCACGGCACCACTCATGCCTGTGTCTGAACTGCGGCTTATCGACCTTACTATCAGAATGTTTACGGAGCCGGTGCTGGTCTTAGACAAACAAGTCCTCACAAAACACGTGTCTAATGTGAGGAGCAAAAAAGCCGAGCTTATGGAAGCAGTCGAGGCGGACAAAGACGCACTGATGTCCAACCCGAAGCTAGCTTTGCTGCTACGTGACATGGGTGTAGTCCCACCTACGAAGGTAAGTCCGAAGACAGGCAAGGAAGCATTTGCCTTCGCCAAGAGTGACGAGGGGTTCAAGGCACTGCTTGAGCACCCCAACCCGACAGTGCAGGCGGTAGTAGCTGCGCGACTAGGTGTGAAGTCTACACTTGAGGAAACGCGCACCGAGAGGTTTATAGCTATTGCCGACCGGGGGACATTACCAGTCCCACTACGTTACTATGCAGCCCACACAGGTAGGTGGGGTGGCGACGACAAGGTGAACCTCCAGAACCTACCACGCAAGTCACCACTCAAGAAGTCCATGCTAGCACCAAAAGGCTATGTGTTTATCGACTGTGACTCGTCGCAGATTGAAGCGCGCACCTTGGCGTGGCTAGCTGGGCAGGAAGACCTTGTGGAGTTCTTTGATAAGAACAATGCGGAAGTCGCAGCGGGTGTAGAGAAGATGGACATGCAGTACGACCCGTACAAAATCATGGCGTCGGAGATATATAACAAGCCGGTAAACGAGATAAACGAGCACCCCGAGCGCTTCATAGGTAAGATGACCATCCTTGGGGCTGGGTATGGCATGGGTGCGGCTAAGTTTAAGGTACAGCTGGAGACCATGGGCGTATCGCTGTCGTCGTCAGAGTGCGCCAGCATCGTGTATAAGTATAGGGACCAGTTCGAACGCATACCGCTCTTGTGGGCGGAGGGTGACAAGGCTCTCGACGCGCTTATGTCCGCTCGGACCGCACCTCTAGGCAAGCATGAAGCCGTGCTTATTGATATGTTTGGTGTGCGTCTGCCTAACGGCATGTACTTGAGGTACGATAACCTACGCAAGCAGCGGGACCAGAAGTCGGGCCGTGACCAGTTTGTCTACGACGTCAAGAGGGGTCGGGCTACGCTACCTACGTATATATACGGCGGTAAGCTTATAGAGAACGTGTGTCAGGCACTTGCCCGTATTATTATAGGTGAGCAGATGCTGATGGTCGCACGTAAGTACCGTGTAGTGATGACCGTGCACGATGCCGTGGGGGTGATTGCCCCCGTAGAAGAGGCCGACAAGGCCCGTGCGTTTGTCGAAGCATGCATGCGCATGCGCCCCAAGTGGGCACCAACGTTACCATTGAATTGTGAAAGCAAGATAGGAGCAAGCTATGGAGGTTAAAGGTATAAGAGGATACCGTGATGTCCACATGATGCCTACGGCGACACCACCAGCCGAAGAGTACGAAGCGTGGTTGAACCGACCGTCGAACCGAGCGCGTAGGGGGAACATGCACGACCCCGATGCAGGGATATCGGGTACTAAGCTACGTAGGGTCGTTATAATGCGGAAGCAGGGGGAGACTTGGGCAGATTGCGCCCGTGCAATTGGCTTTCGCGGTAGTAGTGGTGGACAAATCAAATACTACTGCGAGTTTATGCCAGAACATTTAAGACCATAAGAAGGAGCAAGCTATGGCGGATGAACCGCATGACGCAGTGAAGCTATTACTCGCACGGATGGAGAGCCACCCCGAAGAGTTTAGGTTTAAGGAAGGGGCGTACCATGACCGGTGGTATAACCACCTGAGCGCGATACACGCCCACGGAAATGAGGCTGACAAAGCTGCACTCGCTGCAAAGATACGCGATATTCGTATGGCTGAAGTCCACGAACAGGTGATGGATGAACTCTGCAACGGCCCCGAAAACCGCCGCAAGGAGCTGGAAGAGCAGGAGTACGAGCGTAAGCTGGAGGAACTAGCAAGGAAGAAGAAGATACTACAGAATAGCCAGACCGCCATGCAGCACATTGATACAAACTAAGGAGCAAAATAATGACTGAATATAAATTTACAAAAGACTGGTTCAACTGGGCACCAGAGGTTTGGAACCAGCTTACCCCTATGCTGCCAGAGCGTAAGGCTTTCCTTGAGATTGGTTCCTTTGAGGGCCGCAGCACTGTCTGGATCATTGAGAACATGATGAACCCCGGTGACTGGATTGACTGTGTTGATACGTGGAAAGGCGGCGAAGAACATAGCGAAGAGGACATGGACTCCGTCGAAGAACGGTTCAATTATAATATAAACCTAGCACTGGGCGGCGCGGTGGTGGAAGAGCCTTATGGAGAGTATAAGTTCCCATACCCAGTGCATACTCGCTACGCTTCCCCTGCCCCAACAGAGCGCGAGTGCAAGCGGGTATATAAATATAAGCACCCCTCCACCGAGCACTTAGGTTCAAAGCTGGCTAGTTGTATCGATAGCAAGAACCTATACGACTTTATTTACATCGACGGTAGCCACATAGCCAAGGACGTTATGACCGATGCGTGTATGGCGTGGCCTCTGCTCAACCCCAAGGGGCTGATGGTATTCGATGATTACCTATGGACACCGAACGCACGGGATATCCTGCACCGCCCCAAAGCAGCCATCGACGCCTTCACTAACCTGTTCGCAGAGGAAGTGGATATTGTGCACGTCGGCTATCAGTTAATTGTACGTAAGAAAGGAGAGTAGAGATGGATTATGTAACAGCAATAGCAATATTTGTGTTGGTCTTCTTTAGCTACATGCTGGGTAAGGGGAGCGCAAATGGAAATGTTCTCACCCTCAAACGCGAGAACGAGCAGCTGAACAAGGAACTAAAGGCCCTTACTGACCGCGACGAGCGTGGTCGTTTTGTAGGTAATAAAACCAAGTAACAACCAGAGAAGGAGTAAGTACCATGAATTATGCAGTTAAAGTACGCCCGAACAGTCGGAAGGAAGAAGTTTTAAATGTGTTGAAACGCAACCCCAACAGTACGACTAAAGAACTTTCCACCCTCATGCCACACTTGGAAATAGACGACATATCACATGCTGTCAGTTCGATGGCAGCTAAGGATATAGTTTTTGTTACAGGTAAAAAGCCTGAGTCGGGCCCATCTGGCCGCACTACTACCCACCGTGCGTACTCCGTAAAATACGAAAAGAGCAAAGATGCACCACAGAAACTACCGACGCAGTCTGATTTGTTTGGTGAGCTTGTCAATACACTCGAAGCGGAGGTTACTGCACTGCAGCAGTGGAAAGAGGCTGCACTACTTCGCTATCCAGACCTCGGCGTAGACCCACTGCTACTTGAAGCACGGGCATTGCTAGCTGCGGAAGCAGAAAGACAAAATTGCACACCGGCTTCACATAATTATATTAACGGCAATAGGGACCACACCATAGCAGTTCAGGCTTTGGTTAAAGTACTAGGGAGTAAGTAGTGCCAATAGTAAGACGGTCTACGATGGTATGGACGCCTGAGAAGGACGCCGAATTGCTGGCTCATTATCAGCACGGCCTAAGACCAGCATATATGGCGGAACGAATGGGGCTTACGATTGCCTCCGTAGAGGGCCGCTACAGAAAACTTAAAAAGAAAGCGAAAGCAAATGACTGAAGAAACTAAACGCCCAAGCATTATGATTGCCACCCCGATGTACGGTGGCATGTGCACAGGACACTATGTGCAAGGTCTACTCATGACCATGGCTAAGATGCGTGAGATTGGTGTCAACATAGCATGGTGCCAGATTATGAACGAGAGCCTTATCACACGGGCACGTAACGACTTAGCACGGGTATTCCTTGAGAGTGACCACGACTACCTAATGTTCATCGACGCTGACATTGGCTTTGACCAAGAGGCTATCGCGCACCTTCTGCTGACCGACAAGGACATCGCATGCGGTATCTACCCTAAGAAGGAAGTGAACTGGGACAGCGTCAACCGCGCTGCCCTTGAAGGCAAAACGGACCTTGCGGACCATGCCGGAGCCTTTGTATTTAATATGATAGGGGAAGGCCATGCAGAGTCCGATGAGACAGGCTGCATCGAAGTGCGGCATGGCGGCACAGGCTTCATGTTAATCAAGCGGGGGGTATTCGAAGAGTTGATACCTCATGTGCCAACCTACCGCGTATCCTCGTTCAAAGACCCAGAGACAGGCGAGTACGTCAAGCCTTTGACCCATGAGTTTTTCGCTACCAGCATCGACGAGACCGGTGCACTGCTAAGCGAAGATTACCATTTTTGCGAACTGTGGCGTAAACACGGTGGCAAAATACACGCCCACCCGTTCATCCAGTTACATCATGTAGGCACGTATGTGTTTGGTGGTGACATCCTGAAGAGCGGCGGCAACCTCAAGTGAAGGAGCAAGTTAAATGAGAAAGATTAACGTACCCAAATACCAACCATCCCAGTACAAAACTAAGTTTGATGCAGTCGCAGACATGCTCAAAGGCGGTGAGACTGTGAAGCAGATTAAAGAGCGCATGTTAGTTAGTGACAGCTACATCTACTTAGCCAAGAAGAAGCTTAGGGAAGCGGCAGGTGAAGTGGTGGAAACGGTTCGGCAGACCGCCGCAGAGCACAACAACAAGGTCAAAGAGATGGTCGAAGGCTGGAGGGCAGAGGCAGAGGCGGAAGCAGTGCTTGGTATACCCTGCACCAGAGAGTGCTTGTCTGAGCCGGAAGTCGATGACGTAGACACAATCCTCGACGAACGTGCAACCACTTACGGTAGCTTCATTAGCGTAGCGCTTTTTGCACAGGAAATGAAAGAACTCATCCGTAGCGCCCTAGACGAACAAAATGCAGGACTACAAGCAGACCATCAAGAAGCCCTTGATATGATAGCGAGTAAGATTGCGCGTATCATCATTGGTGACCCACACCACACAGATAGCTGGCTTGATATAGCGGGGTATGCTACGTTAGTGGCTGACCGTATCCAAGGGAAATCCAGATAACATGACAGCGTGGTCCTATAGTAGCATCAAGACCTTCGACCAGTGTCCGAAGAAGTACTTCCACCTCAAGGTGGTTAAGGACGTAAAGGACGACCCCGGCGAAGCAGCTATCTATGGGACCAACGCGCACGAAGCAGCCGAACATTACATTAAGAATGGCACACCGATACCAGAGAAGTTTGCAGTCATGCGTCCCGTGGTGGAAGTGCTGGCTCAGTTTAAGGGCGAGAAGCACACCGAGTTAAAGCTAGGCGTCAGGAAGACGGATACTGGCTACGAGCCATGCGGCTTCTTTGATAAGGACGTATGGTGGCGCGGCATAGTCGATTTGCTTATAGTGAACGGCAAGACTGCCCACATGGTAGATTACAAGACAGGCAAGAACGCCAAGTATGCGGACATGAAGCAGCTAGACCTTATGGCTGGCGCGGTGTTTGTGCACTACCCAGAGATAACTAAGGTTAAGTCAGGGCTGGCGTTTGTGGTATCGAACGAGTTTCCTAAGAAGACGCACACCCGTGAGCACTTGGATACGTACCTAACCGTGTTTAATAATCAGCTAGAACAGCTTGAGGACAGCATGCGAAATGGTGTATGGAACGCAAAGACCAGCCCACTATGTGGATGGTGTCCAGTTAAAAGCTGCGAACATTGGAAGCCTAGGAGATATTGATGGCACGGGATTACAGGGCGGAGTACGATAAGTACCAAGGCACAGCGGTGCAGAAGAAGAACCGCGCTGCGCGCAACGCTGCCCGTGCTAAGATGACGAAGGCTGGTAAGGTACACAAAGGTGATGGCAAGGACGTTGCCCACACAAAAGCATTTGACAAAGGCGGCACTAACAAGACAGGGCTGCGTGTAGAAAGCAAGACCACTAACCGGTCTTTCCTCCGTGATAAGAAGGGTAACCTCGTGTCGGAGCGCAGCAAACGGGAACGTAAGAAGTAACCACGAAGGAGCAGTCGTGCAGATAATTGATAACAAGGCGCTGCTAATCACAGCGCCGAACGCACATACTATACCTAACCACATAACAAAGAGCGCTATAGTTGAAGGCGGAGCCGTAGCCGTACACTGGGGGCTACCCGAGGCTACGCAGCTAGCTAAGCTTGGGTTCGACGGCGTGCCGTCCCCGATGTTACGCGACTATAAGTGGACAGGTAAGTACGCGCCGTTCGACCACCAGAAAGAGACAGCTTCATTCTTGTCAATCCGCAAACGCGCATTCTGCTTCAACGAGCAGGGTACAGGCAAGACCGCCAGCGTTATATGGACTGCTGACTACTTGATGAAGAAGGGCCTGATTAAGCGCGTACTGGTGCTATGCCCATTGTCGATCATGAAGTCGGCTTGGCAACGAGACTTGTTTACCTTTGCTATGCACCGCTCGTGTAGCGTAGCACATGGCGCAGCCCCCCAACGCAAGAAGATTATCGAAGCAGGGGCAGAGTTCGTCATTATCAACTTCGACGGGCTGGCTATCGTCAAGGACGAGATAATTGCAGGGGGCTTTGACCTTATCGTAGTGGACGAGGCAAACGCATATAAGAACGTGCAGACTAACCGCTGGAAGATGTTTGATAAGATTGTCCACGCTACAGACCCACGGCTTTGGATGATGACGGGTACACCTGCTGCCCAGTCTCCCATAGATGCTTACGGGCTAGCTAAGCTGGTTAACCCACAGGGTTGCCCTAAATACTTTACCGAGTTCCGCGCAGCAATCATGCACAAGGTTACGCACTTTAAGTGGGCCCCGAAGCCCCATGCGTCCGAGTATGTACATAACATACTTCAGCCAGCCATACGGTTTGAGAAGAAAGACTGCCTTGACTTGCCCGAAGTGACGCACGTGTCGCGGGACGCTCCGCTAACGACGCAGCAGAACAAGTACTACAAGATGCTAAAAGAGCAGTTGCTGATTGAGACAGCGGGCGAAGAAGTCAGCGCAGTCAACGCAGCTACGCAGATAAACAAGCTACTGCAGATAAGCGGAGGCGCGGTCTACACGGATACTGGCGAGGTGCTAGAGTTCGATGTGTCTAACCGCATCAACGTGGTGCTCGAAGTCATAGAAGAAGCCAGCCACAAGGTGCTGGTCTTCGTGCCGTTCACGCACACCATAGAGATACTACGGGCCAAGCTGGAGAAGGAAGGCATACCGTGCGGCGTCATCAACGGCAAGGTGTCACTGAATAAGCGCAGCGACATAATCGAGCGGTTCCAGACGCAGAAAGACCCGCATGTGCTAATAATCCAGCCACAAGCTGCCAGCCACGGTCTTACGCTAACAGAGGCAGATACTATCATCTGGTATGCGCCGGTAACCAGCGTGGAAACCTACCTGCAAGCTAACGCACGTATCGACCGTCCCGGCCAGAAGAACGCCATGACCGTGGTGCACATCAAAGGCAGTCCGGTGGAGGAGCGGCTGTACAGCATGCTAAAAAATAATATCACCAACCACCAGAAACTTATTGACTTGTACAAGGAAGTTATGGAAATATAGTATTTGACATTGTCAAAGCTAAGTGGTAACTAACAATATAACGTACCACTACAACGAAGGAGCACAAATATGGAAGACTTACCCGTAGACAAGCTTGTACGTGTCTACCGCAAGATACGCGATGCCGTGCAAGAAAAGGAAGACGCCCACAAAGCCGAGATAGCGGAGCTTAGGGGGCAGATGGACATGATTAGCGCCAAGCTTCTAGAAGTCTGCAACGCACAGAACGTCGATAGCCTACGTACCAAAGAAGGTACGATAACGAGACGCGCTGCTACCCGATACTGGACGAGCGATTGGGAGTCCATGTACAAGTTTCTTAAGGAGAATGATGTTATGCATCTTCTCGAACAGCGCATCCACAATGGCAACATGCGTAATTACCTAGAGGAGAACCCCGATAGCCTACCTATCGGCCTCAATGCAGATACTAAGTATGTGCTTTCGGTTCGTAAACCAACAACCAAGTGAGAGAAACAATGACCAATTTGACTATCTTCAAAAACCCCAATGCTGTCGCAGTGGCGTTGCCACCATCCAAGATGGGTACGCAGATTGCTTCGGGCATGGGCGGCTACAACCGCATCGCCACCAACACCAACGGCACGTTCAAGCGCATCGTAAACGGTGAGCAGGTTGGCAAGGCCATCCGTGGTGAGTTTAACGCCATCATCCTTGCTATGCTGGATAAGCCTAGCCGTAGCTTCTACGCTAACGACTATGACCCCGACGCCAAGGGCAGTGCACCTGACTGCTTCTCTAACCTAGGTGACAAGCCAGAAGCATCCGCCGCCAACCGTCAGTCCGCTAATTGCGCTAGCTGCCCTAAGAACATAGATGGTTCGGGTAAGAACGGTAAGGGTAAAGCCTGTCGCTTCAGCCGCAAGGTAGCACTGTTCTTGGACGGCGATGAGTCCGGTGATGTATATCAGTTCAACATCCCAGCTAAGTCGCTATTCGGTAAGGCTACTGGTAACGTCCTTCCGTTTGAGCAGTACTGCCGCCATCTGGTGTCAAACAATGCAGCGCCTGACCGCGTGGTTACTACGGTTGCGTACAACCTTGACGCAGAAACTATGGAGCTTAACTTCACTGCTGACCGGTTTATTGACCTAGATGAGTTAGCGCGTGTCAACGAGGCGCAGAACAACCCTGCCACTATGCGCTTGATTAGCTTCGACATGGCGAAGGCCACAACTACGGAAGAACCTGTCAAGCTTACAGCACAGCCGGAGCCAGAACCAAAGGCTAAGAAGCCATCCTTCTTGGATGACGACGATGGTGAGGACGATGAAGAAGAAGCATTGGCCGAACCAGTGAAGCGCCCTTCTAAAAAGGCTACTACCGCTGCCGCTGTTGATGCACCTACCGGCACACTTGCCGCTGTGGTTAGTGACTGGGCCGACGACGAAGAAGAAGACGACTGATGAGCGGCGGTTATAGTCTACGTATACAGGAAGCAAATGCCAAGGCGAGCAAACACAAGTTGGGTGTTCGTCTGGGTAGGCTCTGTATCGCGCAGGACATACCCGTAGCTGTGGTAGCCAAGTGTACAGGTGTAACGAGGCAAACAGTATACAACTGGTTCTGCGGGACTTCGGTCCCGCAGGGCAGTGCCACGGCGCTTATAGCTTCATACATGGCTAGTCTGGAGAGCTCTACTTCCTAACGGGGTAGAGAGTTTTTTCTTTTAGGAGTGGGCTTGTGACTTGCCCTATGGAGTGGTGTCTGCGTGGCAGAGGATTTTGACCTTTTATCAGCGGTGCAGCCCCAAGAGGGTTGGTACGCTATCGTCGGGCTAAGCCCCGACAGCAAGCAACAGGAGCTAGTAGAGACCCGTGAAGAGGCCGACGCATGGGCCAAGACGTTCCTCAACCAAGGGAAGAATGTATTTTTTGGTGTAGCTAAGTATACAGACGGTAAGAGCAGGAAGAAAGAAAACGTCAAGTCACTTAAGTCACTTTGGCTCGACATAGATTGTGGGCCAGAGAAGGACTACGATACACAGGAAGAAGGGTTAGATGCCCTTCGTAAGTTCTGCAAGACAGTCGGTATGCCTAAGCCCACCATAGTTAATTCTGGGCGCGGTCTGCACGTATACTGGACGTTGACTGAAGAAGTTACACGTGAAGAATGGGAGCCTGTGTGTCTAAGGCTGAAGGAAGTCTGCACCACTAAGGAGCTACGTGTCGATAACAGCTGCTTCGAAGCAGCGCGTATCCTGCGTATTCCCGGCACGTTTAACTTTAAGGGTACGGACCCCCTACGTGTAGAAGTCATAACGATTGGTAAGCCGACACCCATGCAGGACATACGTGACCTGTTGGGGGTAAAGGAGACGAAGGCGACACTGTTTGGTGACATGCCTACATTCGCACCTAGCCCGTTAGCTAAGCTTATACGTGCCAACATGGAGTCGAGCTTCACCAAGATTATGAACCGTGGTCAGAACGGGTGCAAGCAGCTTAACGCTAGTTACGCAGACCGCAGGGAAATATCTGAGCCACGATGGTTTGCTGCGTTGTCAATCGCCAAGTTCTGTAAGGACCGTGATAAGGCTATACACAAGTTATCCGCAGACCATCCTGACTATGACCCTGACAAGGTTGAGCAGAAGGTAACACACATAGTCGGGCCGCACACATGTGCGGAGTTCGAGAAACACAATCCCGGCGGATGTGCAGGGTGCCCGCACATTGGCAAGATACGCTCCCCTATTACACTAGGTAAAGAACTGAAGGAGGCAACTCCAGAGGACAACGTAGTTATAGAGGAAACCCAGCTTGGGGCAGTGAAGTACCATATACCCGAGTTTCCCTTCCCCTACGTACGGGGCAAGCACGGTGGCGTATGGCGCAAGGTTACACCCAAAGACGAGGAAGAAGGCGTCGAGGACGTTGTATTGGTGTATCCGTACGACATATATGTAGCCAAGCGTATGGATGACCCAGTCGAGGGGGGTGTAGCACTTATTCGTCTGCACAGCCCACAGGATGGCGTCAAAGAGTTCACGGTGCACAATTCAAAGGTGATGGACGGTAACGAGCTACGCAAGTTCCTCGCCTCTAAGCACGTGATGCTTAGCTCCAAGGTCGATTATGCGTACTTGGTGGACTTCATAGTAAAATCAGTAGCTCAATATTTTCACAACACAAAGGTAGAACAAATGCGCAATCAATTTGGATGGGTCGATAACGACAGTAAGTTTATTATAGGCGACCGTGAGATAAGTGCCGAGGGGACATACCATAGCCCCCCGTCGTCAGTCACCAAGGCACTAGCCGAACACATGACAGCTAAGGGTACGTTGGAGAAGTGGACAGAGGTGTTTAACCTGTACGGACGTCCGGGCCTTGAAGGGCATGCGTTCGCAGCAGCCACCGCCTTCGGTGCGCCTCTCTTGCGTTTCTCCGGTCAACGTGGGGCAATCATTAACGTGGTGCACCCCAAGTCAGGTACAGGTAAGACTACAGCCCTGCTTATGGCTAACAGTGTATACGGCGACCCAGCGGCGCTATGTGCCAAGAAGGACGACACGTTCAACTCGAAGGTATTTAAGATAGGGGTTTTCTGTAACCTGCATATCAGCTTCGACGAAATGTCGAACACAGAGCCCAAGCAACTAAGTGAACTCGCCTACTTGATTACACAGGGTACAGGCAAGGATCGCATGAAGGCGTCTTCAAACGAGCTTCGGGCAAACCTGACGTCATGGCAGACCATAGCACTGTGCTCGTCTAACCACTCGTTCTACGAGAAGCTTGAGATTGCCAAGGGGTCGCCTGATGGTGAAACCATGCGCATCATCGAATACAGCATCGACTATTCTGACGCGATTGACATCGAGTATGGCAAGAAGATGTTCGACCACCAGTTGCTTGAAAACTACGGGCATGCAGGTGACATCTACGCACGGTACCTGATTACGCACTATGACGAGGTGAAGGCGCTTTATGCTACGGTTCAACAGCGCATCGACTCCAAGCTTAAGCTAACACAGCGTGAGCGGTTCTGGTCGGCAACAGCAGCAGCTAACATAACGGGTATCTACATCGCCCTGCATCTTGGCCTGTGTAACTGGGACATTGCTGCCATCTTTAAGTGGACGTGCAAGATGATACTCAACCTACGCAACACGATGACACCGCCACCCGAAGGTGACCAGCAGATACTTGGTGAGTTTATGAACGCCCGTCTGGGTAACATTCTCATAGTTAATGACGGGGTAGACCGTCGCAGCAAGATGGTGGAAGTACCGCAGTTAGAGCCGTTGCGAGAGCTTATGATACGCTACGAACCGGATACTGCTAAGGTATACATAACTGCTAGCTCGTTCCGTGAGTATTGTGGGGCACGTAACATTGCTTACCGCTCGACCATTAACGCTATGAAAGCCAAGGGCCTGTACCTTGACGCAGAGAACAAGCGCATGTCAAAGGGCATGAAGGTCAACACGGTGCCGGTGCAGTCGCTAATCTTCGACGCTAACCACCCTGACTTTAGTGGCATTACGGACCTGTTCAATAACGCAATCACGGCTGTGAAGCCGGACGCCGACGAAGAGTGAAGGTAGCTGGGGTCAGCTACGATATAAACTGGCGCGCCTTCACCAAGGGCGCGTCACTGTTCTTCCCGTGCCTAGACCCAAAAGCCGCTAAGAAGGAAATACGCCCCGTGCTACGCAGACTGAAGCTAAAGGTAGTGTACCGGAGCGTGGTGGATACCAAATCTGGTATTAGGGGTTTACGTATCTGGAGGATGTGATTATAAACGTCCTCGGAAGATGCTCCTTCCGTTGGTTGATACTACCCCCGCTGGCCTACTCCCCAGCGGGGGTTTTTTATGGGCGGAACTTATCTGCCATACCGATATCTTTCTCTGCAGTCTTCTTCTCAAGCCGCATGCCCTGCACTGTGCGGCCCCGTACATCCGCACGACCCTTGAGTGACCGCATGATGGTCTCTTCGGTAATTATGAAGCTTGGGTCTGGGTACGTGCGGTTGAACGGAATAACCTCGTCGGTGATGAACTCCTGTAGTTGCTCCTTAGAAGTAATATCACCCTCACGTAGCTTCCTATCCAAGGTGGATAGCAGCTGGGTCTTCTCCGCCTTTATCTTTTTGTCGTTCTTACTACGAGTGATGTAGTAGTCCTGCCATCTAGCAAGACGCAGTGGTCGGAAGCCAGATATCGTGCGGAACGTATCCAACCCAGTGATATCGTTCTTATCTATAATGACATCACCCTTGCGGGTAACCACACCTTCGGCTTCCCCTTGCTCCGCTGCTACCCATGACCGAACAAACGCAGGTGCCATCTTCTTGATACCACCATACATATCGCCTTCAGCAAAGTTATCCTTTGCATTGAACGCCTGAATAAGCATCTGCCCACCTGCTACGTTAGCCAGCAGTGTTTTTATTATGCTGTCACCAGTGGAGTCACCTGCAACTGCTTCGCGGAACCACATATTCTTGAGGTCGAGTGATGTACGGCTAGACAGTTCAGTGTTCGATAAAGCGCCAAGCGGGCCGTGTATAAGAATGTCTGCCAACGACACGTCGCCAACCATCGGCTCTCCGAACTTATCCATCAACCATGCACGGAACATAATGTCGGAGTCGTAGGCGACACGTGGGTCAAGACCCATAAGCTTGCGCACATCCTCATCATCTTCTTCGTCAAAGCTTTCAGATAGCGCCAGTGCCATGACCGAGTACAGGGGCATACCTAGAAGGCCACCAAATACGCCAGCCATCATCAAGACGCCGCCTAGTTCCTTCATAGCGCCCGCACGTGCGGCCTTTGCTTCTGGTGAAGCTCCGGGGTACAACCCACGCCCGATATCTCGCATCGCGCCTACTAGGAACTTAGTCTGCAGAATGGGATGCATCTTGAAGAGGAACAGTGCACGAGACACATCGTTCTTCATTATGCGTGAACGTTCCCAGTTGGAGTAGTCACCAAGAGTATCGCGCACAGTATCTAGGGCAGTGGTGACTGCCTTATCAAACACTACCTTCTCAGGTGCGCCGGGGTTTTTAGCAGTCTCTGCCTTGTACGCTAACTCAAACGCCATGAAGTAGGCTGCTTGGCGTGAGATGTTTTCCAACCCTTGGAACATGACGCCCATGGCTTTACCTGTTACCGCAGCAGTTTCGGCAACGGTGCGCGCTGCACCCGTACGGTGCTTCTGTCCTGTTTCCCGCTCGTTCTGGATTAGTGTATCCTGCACGGTCTCAAGCACGTTGCGCTCCATACCTGCCGCCAGTGCCCTACGTAGAAGTTTACCTTCTTTGGTGTCAGCACTAACCAATTTAGAGCTTAGTATGTTGGGCATCAGGACATCAAGCGAGTCACCCACACCGGCTATCCCTGTGCGAGTGCTCTGCACCTTAGCTTTACCTAGAGTGTTCCATATCTTCATATACTTCAGCCACATGCGGGTGCCTTCCGCATACCCGTAATCCCGCCACAGGCGTGGCACCACACGTATCGGTATGGAAGTAAGCTGCAGCATCGCTGTCGCTGGCGCTGTCAGGTAGTAGAAGTAAGACGCACGGTTAAGGGCGTTAATAAACGAACTCTGCGGGCTTGGGTTTATCTCGTCTTCGGCACGCTGTTCTAATTCATATATAGCGGCTTTAAGTCTAGCCTGCTCTGTAGTTGGGCGGTCCGACACGTTGTCACGTGCCTCCTCGGTTTTTAAGCGTATGTCCCCGGCGTATGCCAGCTTGCTTAGTTGGTTAGCATAGCTGCTCGCTTGCGATGCAAAGTTCTGTAGGATATCCTGCTGGAACCCGACTACCTCTTGAGCATGCATGAACCGGCGGCGTACTGACCGTTCGGGGGTAGATAGCAACCATGTCTGGTAGATGCTGTCCGTCAGGTCTTTGAAGTCGCTGGCACCTAGTACACCACTTGAAGCAAACTCGGCCTTGGCTTTACCCACTAGGTCAAATATCTTCTTCATCATCTGGTCGTCAGTTTTTAATTCTTCCTGCAACTGTGCGACGTCGTACCCTATAGTAAGTACCCCATCGTTCTTCTCAGGGTCTATACCTAAGCGCTTAGCTATCGCTTTCTTCGCAGCTATTTGCTGCTTGGCAGTTTCGAACTGGTAGAACTCACGCTCCCGCGAGCCGTCCTTGGCAGCGGATACACGTATGTAGTATTTACCTGCCCGCATAAACGGAAAGTAGTCTTTGGTGAACAAGCTTGAGTCAAGATTGTAGAATATGTCGCCGCCCTTCTTGGATTCATCGGGGTTCATAACTTCCCGCATCATATCTGCACGTAGGTCACGCAAACGCTTGGCTTCTTTAGTACCGGCGATAGACGCAATCCGACCGTCTAGTAGTGCAAGCTCGGCTTCGAACATATCTTTGTAGTAGGAACGTATTTCCTTGTATAGCTTGTGCCCGTTCTTAAGCTCACCTAGCTTGTCCCACAAAGCATGTGTATCGCGGATACGACGGGTAAGTTCCGCTATCTGCTTCATCTGGTCACTGGTATTTTTGCTATCTATGGCTGTCTTAGATAGGTTCGCTACCAACTTCTTCATAGCGGTAGACATAGCTACCTTGTCACCCTTTACGGTGATTGCGTCTTTGCTCTGCATAACCAAGGCTTTTACCTCGGCTATTATACGGGCAGCTAACACCTTATCGTTGGCGTTCTTCAGTATGCGAGCTTCGACCTCCTTCATGGCAGGGTGATTAGCCAGTGCATCGTCAGCAGACTTGAAATCGTCGGGTGCCATTTCATTTATACGGGCAGTGCTCTGCGTCTGGGCCAGTAGTTGGTCTTTATCAGACAGAAGGAACTCGTCTAACTCCATACCAATTTGCTCTGCAGCTTTGAGTATGTTGGCCTTCATGGCAACCATCTTCTGCACCAACGTGTCAATCTCACGTATGGTGGGTATATCTGGGCCGAACCAGTTTAAGATGCCAGACGTCGGTATAGTCTTTAGCGTGGCCACCAAGGTAGGTGGTGCCATGGCCTCTAGGTTATCCTTTAGCCCACCGCCCCAGTCTTTCCAGCTATGCCCCTTAACAACCTGCTCTACACCTTCAGCTATGCCGTTAGTGGAGGTAGACTTCTGGGTACGGCGCATACCGGGACTTATACTAGCTTCAGCAGTTCCTATTTTCTCTTTGTTCTGCTTAGTGGTCTTGGGCCGTGAGTATTTTGTGGTAGGTGCAGCACCACCACGCCAGCCGTTAATATACCGCATGCCCTTGACGAGTGTGCTTTCCTGCGCACCGTTTACGACACGCTCGTGGCCTGCAGCCAGTATAGCTTCTACGTCCGCATCGCTGATTGCCAGATTGATACCCAGCCTACGTGCAAAGTTACGGATAATAGCTGCAATGCGCTTTAGCATTGTCGGCCTAAGCTGCCCATTCTCGGACATCTCGGCTAGGATTTCTTCTACTGCGCGGGCGGTACGGTTGGTATCCTGCGCATAGGCATCTGGGTTAGCAGCTAGCCACGCATCGGTATTGGCCCGTATGTTACCGTTGCTTTTATACAGTGCAGTCAGAGCGCTATCTAGCTCGCCACGGAACAGCTTCTCAAGGCCAACGTGGCCAAGAGCTTCATGGAACAGCACCGCCTTAGCACGCTCTACGGACTCAAGGTTGTCGGCAATTAGATACACTGTACCATCAGGGGCCACGAAGCCTTCTGCATTGGTAGCGTTATCTTGCATCACAGCCCGACGTACCTTAGCGTCAGCTATGTCGTTAACAGACTGGACTACCGTAACTACAGGTGGCCCCTTCCATACTGACACGATGGCATCTACCGCTGCACGTACCTTAGATACGTCTGTCTTAACTTGGCCCGGTTGCGCTTCACCCCTACGGTACTTAGATACACGGCCTTCGGCTATGTCGATTTTGGCTTCGCGTTGTTCGCGCTGCTCGGCACTGGTGTCTGCACCTTCCATCTCGCCTAGCTTCTGCTGCACCTTAGCGCTGCCCACACGGGATGTAGCGCCTTCGCGCTCAAGCTGACGGTTCTCTGCCATGGAGCGCAGCTTAGACCTGATCGGGTTCAGCATGCGGTTGTTTACTAGCTTAGTCAGCTTCTCGTTGGCGACGGCTAGCTCTGCTTCCGCTGCCTTGGCTTCAACACCTGTGGTGTTGCGGAACTTGGACATTGCTGCACGGGCTTCTTCTTCAGCCTTGGCAATGTTGTCCTGCGGACGACCATACTTATCGTATGCGTCGGGGCGTTCTATCTGACGAATAAGCTCGGTGCGCTGGTTGTTGTCTATCTCGCCACGCTCACGCGCAGCATCAATATCACGGGTAAGTTCCTGCACCATGGATGTAGCCACGGTGGGGTTCGCGGAGTCCGTCTCTTGAATAGATGTAGGGGGAGCAACGTATGGAAGAAGGTCCATCGCCTGTGCTTCAAAGTCCTGCAGGTTATCTGCGGCTGCAAACAACTCTCCGTCTGGACCTACAACCCTGTAAGGCTTCGGGCTGGTTGCATCAACCTGCACACTATAGGCTTCGTTAGCAGGGTTAGCGCGACGAATGGCATCTTCGATGTTTTTTACAAAGTCAGCCGTGTACTGCTCGTCTTTCGCTGCGCGTTCTTGCTGCAGCCTATCAAACTCATCGGCACGTGCCTGATTTTCCGCTTCGCGGTCTTCAGGTGCAAGCGCACCTTGCTCCAGTTTGCGCTGCTGGATTTCCTCAAACTTGTCGAGGCGGTTTTCTTCCTGTGTAGGCAGTGCGCCGAATAGACCTTCTTGGCCCGCAGCTTCTACCGTGCTCGCACTGGGTGGACGTCCTCTACGTGAGTATACAATGCCTGAAGGTGACGAAGCCGCCGCACTTAGGCGCTCAACGGCTTCTGCTTCGTCGATACCGTATTGGTCAGCAAATGCACGAACTTCATCTTCGTTTGCAGTCGCAGCAAATGCTGGCGTAATAGTGGGTTGGGTTGTGTTACGGCGGTACTGGGCGTTGACGCCACCAGTAGGGGGAGCGTTAGTATCCTGTGTTTCAGAGATTGGGGGAGTAAAATCAAACCGACCAACCGCTGCACGGATGCGGTCGATAGTGGCTTCGGGTTTATCATTTTTACCGATATCAAGCCCTAGTCCGCGTCCAATCGCATTTATTCTAGGTGTGTTGAACGGCACACCGCCAGCGTCAACGGCAGAAACAAGATCAATAGCTGCTTGCTCTATAGTAGATGGTTTACGTTGCTGTGGTGCACCTGCACCTGCAAACTCGGCCTCACGCATGCGCTGCATGGCAGCTTCTTCTTCGGTATCAACCGGAGGCGGGCCAGTAAAGTTAGAGCCTGTGCCTTCTTCGGCTGCTGCTTCAGCTTCTCCTTGTGCCATCCGTTCGGCACGTGCCCGCTCTAGTTCTGCAGCTTGCTTGTCAATAGCTTCTTTGGCGGATTTTAAGTTCTCGACAACTTGCGTTGCCTTCTCCAAGGGAAACCCGCGCTTGACGAATCTAGCTTCTGCTTCAGATATAGTTTGCTCGTCTGCATCTGCAGGCAGGGCGTCAAGTTCTTGGGCAATCTCTTCTGTGAGTATCTGACGGTTTTCCGCCTTTGCTGCACGTGCACCACCATAACCACCCAGAAACAGGGACGCGATGCCTTCGGACGCAGCCTGTCCAGCTACACCCCTAAACGTATCTACATCGAAGCCCTCGCGCTGCAGTGCTAGGTTCTGGGACAGTTTTTCCTGCCCACCTTGTACAGATTCTGGTACAGCTTCTACAACTGCACTTTTGGCAACACCACCCAGCACGCTCTTTCTGGCACCGACCTTTACGGCCTCTACAGCTTCACGCTCGGCTACCTCGGCGGCAACCTTCTTGACTACGTTATTACCTATGCTGCGAGCGAACTGCGGGCCAAAGCCAGTAGCCGAAGCAAGTGCGCCTATGGCACCACCAAGTGCAATCTGGTCTATATTCTTGCCGCTATACTCCTGCGCCTTCTCGGCGGCGGCAGCGGCGTCTTCTTCAGATGCACCGTTCTTTACGAACTCGCTGTATACCGCATCGTACACGGAACCTTTTATAGTACCTGCGCCTGACGCTGCGCCAAGCCCAGCCATAGTAGCTAGGGGTACGGCTCCTGTACCTCCGGTGGCAACACCCGCTGCGATAAACGGTGCCGCCGAACCTGCCACGCTGGCAATGCTCTCTAGTGGAGAGTAAGTGAACGCCCTAGCTGCAGCCTTTACTTCTTCCCAGACACCTTTGCCTTCAGCGTCTTTCTGGATTTTACTGGCGATTTCAGCATCTTCACGAGACCCAGCAGATTTCAAAGCAGCCGCTGCTTTAGCTACATAGTCAGCCGCATCGGATACAACATTGTCGGCACCAAACACATCTGCGATTGACTTGGTAGTGCCGCTTAAACCTTCGACCGCACTCAAGGGTATGTCTGCAATAGGCGCAAGCAATCCGCCTACTAGCGGGATATTTTCAATTGCGCTTGGCTTCTGCTTAGGCGTGGTCAGCCTGTTGAGGTCAAACCCGTTCTTCGTTAGCTTAGCATTAAGCTGTGCCTTAGTAATTCCTGCTGGTACGTTTCTTATAACTGTACCGTCGGGCATGCGTACATCAGGCATATATCAACCTTACTTTAGTGAACCGTAGTCCAGAGTATCTGCTGTGCCTCCTGTAGCACCGGTAGCGCCCTGTGGGAATAGGGTTCCCATATCGCCAGTGCCCCCAAACTCTTCTTTAACCTTAGCAAGCTGCTTTTCTGCAGCTATATATGCAAACTGCCTAGCTTGGTTTTCTGAATACCCTTTTCTTATTAGCACGTTATAGAACGTTTCTATAAACCGGTCTTTGGTATTTTCCTTATCTTTGCTGTCAGCCATTATCTTGGCTAGGTCGGCACCTATCTTTGACCTTTCGATGTCGAGCATAGCTCTCTTATATGCAACGTCTTCCTGACGGGCTGCGATACCTTCATTAAGAACAGCGGCGGACTTGTTAACGTCCACGCCCATCTGCATGGCTTCTATTTGCTCTTTACGGCTAAGGTTTGCTAGTGCAGAGCGTTCACGCTGCATTTCGCGTATACTCTTTTCCTCTGCATCTAGTCTCTTTGAAATGTCTCCGGCACCACCACCAAGACTTCCAAATATACTACCAAAAGTGCTCTTGTCCTTTGCATTAGCAATACGCTCTGAAAGATCACCTAGACCTGCGAAGAACGCATCTTTTTTGCCCTGTGCACGGCTCTCAGGAGACAATTTTTCCGCAAGTTCCTTACGAAGTTCAATGTCCTCTTCAGACTCTGCTGGCATCAAGCTTTTAATTAGGTCGATATTACCACGTAGGTTCGTAGGTAGGCCGTAGACGGTGTCGTCTCCCTGCGCAGCATCTACAAGTTCTTCGCCCCCAGCGTCTTTCGACCCTGAGTACCGGCGTAAGATATCCTGCTCATACTTGCGTGTCTTAGCTCCATGCCCCTTTGTGTTAGGCCCAGCAAAGTGGAATGCTCCGGCTTTGCCGATATCACCACCACCAAATTCAATTGCGTCTTGTAGCTGCGCTGTTCCTAGCGCGTCTTGGTAGGCACGGCCTTCTTTGCTTCGACCCTTATTACCTTGCAGTAGGTCGGGGCGATAGGGGAGACCGAGTCGTTCGGCTAAAGCGCGAGCAGTTGGTGGCATGAACTGATACGCACCTAGTGCGCCACTACCTTCAGCATTAGCTACACCGTAGTCGCCACCGCTTTCTTGGGCTATGATGGCTTTGCGGAAGCGTTCAAGGTCGATACCGCCACCTCGGCCAAATGCAACCATACCGCCACCTGCATAGCCCTCGTCAAAGCCACCGCTACTGGGCTCATCAAACATAGTGTCAGGTACAGGTAGTTCAGAAAGACCACCGCCAGCCATATATGGAGGCACCATGCCACCTTCAGCCATACTAGGCATCTCTTGCGGCATACCCATTTCTTGAGGCGCAGCCATTTCTTGAGGCGGCATTTCCTGTGGCGGGGGACCCATTTCTTGAGGCGGCATAGCCGCAGCTTCTGGAGTAGCACCAAGACCTGCAGGGGCACCCATAGGGGCACCCATAGGTGGCGCAGGGGGAGCAGGGGGAGCAAAGACCTGTTGGGCCACAGTCTGCTGGGGTGTAGCTTCAGTCTGCGCAGCCGACCGCATACGGTCAATAAACATACCTGCTAGCGTGCCCGCAGTAGGGTCAAGAATACCCATCTGCATAGCTTCAGCTATCTTCTGTTTGTTGCCGCCGTAGTCCTTAGCTATCGCTTCAGGAGACTGTATGGTAAACGGTTTAGTTTCCACTTTAAATTACTCCCGCCCTGTTAGCAGTATTGTAGAGAGCAGCTGCGCCGAGACCGCCACTAACTAGCTGCGAGCCTAGCGAAGCATTGGGAGCGTAAGTTGTGCTAGTTGTATTCGGTGTTACTGGCACACCGCGTAGCAAGCTGCTGTACTGCTGCATCTGCTCCATCGGATAATCACGCTGGCGCAGGAAGTCTTGATACGCCGTGTCTAGGTACTGCTGGTTCATCGCTTGCTGCTGCGCAGCTGTACCCTGCTGCATACCCAAGCGGGCTTGGTCGGCTTGCGACTGCGCCGAACCAATATTAGCAAGTGTCTGACCCATCTGACCGGCTTGCGCCAGCCCTGCAAGCCCCTGCTGCGAACCAAACTGACGAGACTGCTCACCCATACGTTGAGTATCAAGCCCTGCCTGCTGGTTAGCCAGTGCAGCGCGCATCGCTTGCTCTGAGTTAAGTCCTTGCGTCTGAAGTTGGGCTGCGAGGTTTTGCACGTTAGCCTGTGACTTAGCATCAAGGTTAGCAAGAGCGGTTTTCAAACCGACGTCAGTGCCAAGTTGCTGGACGCCAAGTTGAGCCGCCAAGTTCTGCTGCTGCGCTGTCATAGTCGCGCCACGATCACGCTCAAACTGAGCCTGTGCGTTTTCAAACGCCGATTGCGAACCACGTGCTTGGATGTCACCTAACTGCGTACCTAGATTACGCTCACGCTCGAGACCAGCAAGAAGCTGGCGGCTACCACCATATGTGCCCTGACGAGCAGCGCCGAGGTCTTGCACAATCTGCCCCTGCCGCGCATCGCGGACGGCTTCGCGCTTCTGGGTATCTACTACGTTCTGCATGTACGGCGACATGTACTGGTTGGTTTGCTGCTGTCCGAACTGGTCGGGAGCTTGCATCTGGAACGTCGTCAGATTGGGGTTGTAGTTAGTCTGCGCCGCTTGCATACTGGGCGCATTAACCTGCTGTGCATTCACCTGTTGGAAACCAAATTGGCCGGGAGTATACTTCCCCGCCTCCAAAGAACCAAGACCCGCAGCGGTAGCAAGCGTGCTAGCATTGCCGAACTGTCCCGGTGTCTGCATACCTAGGATATTCTGTTGGACTCCACGCTGCTGCTGCGTGAAATCAGCTATGCGCTCTTGACCGTAGGGTTGGTAGTCAGTTGTTAGCGTCGTGCCTGCCCGCTGCATCAGCCCTTCGAAATAGGGGCGTGCGTATTCGGGGAGGGTTGACTGAGTAACCTCCGACTTTTGTACTTGATTGCTACCGCCACCACCGCCCATATTACGCTCCTAGTCCTGCATCTGCGACCGGCAATTCATATACCTGCCAAAGTGCTTTATATCCATCGTCTTTAAAAATCTTTGACCAACCGATCCTACCAGAAGATTCGATCCGTTCACAGTCATTATCGTGCGCCCAGTGCTGCAACATTTTAAGCATAGGAGTTTTCCATTCCATACCTTCATCACCTGCGCAAAATACCATATCAAGGCATAACATACGTGGGTACTGCTTAAAGCAGGTTATTGTAATACCTTTTATCTCTTCGCCTGTAAATGCAACCCAGAGATGATGGTCATACTGCGTAACCGAGTCGAGGATATCTTCAGGCTCATACCGACCAAACGTATACTCCGCAGCTTTACTCAAGTGTGGGAAGATGCGAGGCCATAACTCACTCACATGTTCGGTAGGAATTAAAGTAACTTGCATTATGCAAGCCCACGCCGCACTTTAGTATCTTCTCCACGGTCCGCTTTCTTGCGGGCTTTGTGCGCCTTGTTCATAAGTGAGTACAGCTTGGCAGTGCCCTTCTTCGGGTTGCCGCCGCCTAAGCGCTTAACTGCCTCTGGCGGGAATAACACTTCGTCGCGGGCGACACGTGCTTCCTGCTTACCACCGATACGTGCTTTAATGGAGTCGCTTACCCCGTCACCGGGCCCTTGCAGGGGGCGTCCGCCCATACGAGACAGAAGCTCCATACCTGCATTGCTGCTGCCGTTACCAAGCTCTGATACAGTGCGAGCATCAACGACAAAAGAGCCGTTCTTCATATCTACTTCACCGCCATCGGCGTAGCCCATGTCTTGTTGGGGGTCTACCATATACGGAGTGAGTATCTGGTTGTAGCGGTTCTGGCCCTTCTTAGCGTTAGGGTTCAGGACATTTTGTAGTATGGGTGTGCCCCGCGCAGTGCTGGAACCCGGCTGTACGACTTGGCCCTGCATGTTATAAACTTCAGGCATACCTACGTCGAAGTAGCGACGCTCCTTGGACGACTTAAGAAGGTCTTCGGTGTTGTCTGCGAAAGTAGCATTGCGCTTCTGCGCAGTGTACGGACCAGCATAGGAATTATCTATGACGCCGTCATCACCCATAGTGCCTTGTTTTGGGGCCATTGCACCGGAGATACCACTCGTAATGCCTGAAACACCCAACATAGGAGCAGCTTTAGAGATAATGCCCGGAGTACCAGCAGGTAGACCTGCACGTGTAGCTTGAGCGAAGCGCGAACCTAAGCCGCCTGTGAACTCTGCGCCTTTCATTACCGGAGGTGGCATATTGCCTACAGAGTTAGCGAACTGCCGAGCAAACTCTGGGCTGTTTATAGCTGCCTGCATAGGGTTAACCGCCGTAGGCGCTACGGTCGGTGCAGTTAATGTAGTAGCCCCCGGACCACCAGCAATGCCGGATGCTGGGATGTTTACTGTTGGTGTTACTGGTGTATTAGCAAGATTACCAAGAGTATCAGGAGTGACGGCGACTGGCGCAAGCTGCGCTGCCGGTACAGCAGCACCAAGACCCATATTAGCACCAAAGAAACCAGCTTTGTCGCCAAGTAACCCAGCTGCGTTGTGTGAGATAGAACCACCAACACCAGCCATACCAGCCATACCAGCACCACCAAAGGCACCGAGGCCAGCCATCAAGCCCTTCTTCAAGCTACCAGTACGTGCGAACTGACCTGCGCCTACGATACCAGCAGCAAGGGGAGCACCGACGCCAGTAGCCGCTAGGGCTGCGCCAAGAATAGTTGGGAGAAGTTTGCCAAGCCAGCCAGCTTCAGGCAGACCTGTTTGCGGGTTAATAGTAAGTGAGCCGCCATGTGCCATAGCCAGACCTTGAAGGCTGTTAACCTCGTCTGGTGTCATGTGGATAAGCATAGAGTCTTCGCCGCGACCTTGCGACTGCAACTGCTGCGCCATAGGGTTTTGAGCCACATTCAGCCCACCCTGCGTAGGAAGACCACCCGTAGTGCCGGGTATGGGTGTGCCTAGCTGTGGGGGGTTGCCCATAGGTGAAGCTGCGTTGTAGTCCATTATCCCTTATCCCTACCTTATCACTACGCTTATAGCGGCAATCTGTTCAAAACTAAACACCATTCTTACGTGGCCTTCGATACAAAGAACGCTTCGACAATAGCCGAAGGTGTACCCGGATGTGCAGGTGTTACACCTGCTGAGTACGCAACTGCTGGAAGATGCTCCATAACTACGCTTGTGCTGGTTGTGTGCCACATAACTTCGACCCATACGCCCGCTGCCTCTGCATAACCACTAAATGGTGTAACCGCGATAAGGTAAGAGGGTGTGCCTGAAGATTTGCGGGGCGGTATTGTAAACCGGCTGTTTGAGTTAGCGACATCCGTTGTGGTGGTGCCGTTGTTGTACCGGAACCATACGTCTACTTCTTGGGTGTCATTCGTCGTGTTCTTAAACGCCAAGCTATATATCAGCATATAGATGCCGGGGGCGGCAAAGGTGATCCGCGTGTTATTAACGCCTGTTATAGATATATCATCGGTAAACGACGTCACTTCTAACTTAACTGGGTAAGCCACATCAACGGCTGCTGCTGACTGGTCAACTAAACTAGTAAACTGATTATGTGGGAACGTCAGACCGATGCCGCTTCCGTAGAAGAAGTCCGCTGTGTATTTCTGCGCATTGTTTGGGGTGCGCGAGTCTAACTGCGAGAAGTAGTTTTCTATAACGCGAATAACCTGCCGTATATACTGCGGGTCGTAATGTGACGGTGGGTTAGGTAGTGGAGCGGCTTTGAATCTATCTAGTGCCATTAGCGTTTACCATCTTCACGGGCATCCAAGCGCGGGGCACCCAACTGCCACTGCACACCAAGATTTTCAGACTGGATTTTAAGCGCCATCTGGCGCGCACGGGCACGCAGGAAGACCTGATCGGTGTACTGGTCTACCGAAGTCTCGATGACAGGCTTTGAGTCCGCCACGTTGTTAGAAAGCGCAGAACCGGGGAAGTTACGCGAGCGGATTTGCATGGTGACACTAGCATCATTAGCTATGGACCCGCTAAACCCAACGTCAGGAATAATGCGTCTGCAAAGCATAAACTGGTCGCCATCAGCCAAGTCGAAGTCCGACGACTGGATATAGGATAGCATTGGATCAGCATCATCGTCGATGCCGTCCTCGTGGTTGTAAGTCTGCCCCGCTGAGAAATCAGAGAGTGGTGTGTTTGCGGCCTGTGGGTAGCGGCGCAGTGCTGTATCTAACCAAGCGGTGCGCTCTATTGTTCCATAGTACCAGATGCGCTCAAGGTGGTTATAGACCACATAGGCATTGTTATAGTCGCTATCACCTGCTGGGTAGAACCACCAGACTTCGTTCCATTGCTCGTTGGTGCCGCAGATAACCTGATCGGACTGAGAGATGTTAATGTTCTGGAACACGTGATTGCGCAGTGTGCATGGTAGCGTTTCGACGCGCCCGGTATAGGCATAGAACTTATCTTGGCCCATCCAGTAGGTAATGTTAGCTGCCGTTGTCACCGCACGTGATGAGATGATGGAGATATTGTCAGCATATTCCTGCAAGCCGAACACGTCTGTCGTGCCGAGGAATTGGAGCGTGAACAGGTGGCTATCCGTCCAGACCAAGATTTCCTGACGTGATGGCATAGCGCGTACGATGCGCGAGCCACGCGATACCCGGATGTCCCCTGCGGTATTGGTCGGCTGCGGAATCCAGTCTTCAGGAGTGTCTTGGTCAGCCCAACGGATAAGCATCGGGTCGAAATCGTCAGGGTTCGTTGAGCCAAACGGCACAGCGCCAAAGGCAATAAGATGCCGGTCTTGCTGAGACACGAGCAACTGCATAATCTTAACTGGTACTGCTTCTGCATATTCCGTAGGGGTATAGACAGGCGCGCTGGTCGCCGTAGCCCAGTCAAACGCATACTTCTGTAGCGTAATAGCCCGCGTGGCAAGCGCCGTGCCCGGATCGGGAGTAGCACCGCGAACCCACCAGTAACCAGCCCCATTGCGGATATTCATGACGAGGTCGTTATCGAAGTTATCGAACCACCAGTCGCGCTGCGGGAAGAAGACCGGCTCAGTCGAACCAAGACCCCAAGCCCCACGCGACCACGTGCCTGTACCCCAACCATAACCTTCTGTGGTAATTGGATATCCGGGGCGGATTTCGAAGTCGATGATAATAACAGTACCGCCTCCACCAGAGACGTTTGAGGTGACCGGACTTGTAACAGGGATCGTGAAAGTCAGGCCAGTAACCACAGTAATCTCGTGGTTGCCGTTAATCTCGTCCGCAGGCACACCACCAATAGTGCCGGTTACACCTGAGATTTCTACGAAGTCACCTGTTTCGGCAAGGTGTGCCACCGGTAACTGGATGGTTACCACATTAGGCGCAGTGGTATCTGTGTAGACGCAGTTGTCAGTGTCCGGTGTGTCAAGCGTAGGGTCAACCAGACGCAGTGGGGTGATGTTATTGTAGTAGCCACCATTCTCGATGAAAACCTTCTGATGCGTACCAAGCGCCATGAGGTTATCGGAATAGGTCGTGACCCAGTTCCACATCTGACGGCACACGCCTTGGAATTGAGCAGACGTAGCTTTCTGCCAGCCACCAATCTTCTCTGGATATCCAGAGCGGAAACGTATTTTGTCGCACTCGCGCCAACCGCCCTCGTTCGAGTAGTCGGTCTGGTCGCGGTTTACACCGGGCTTAAACTGGAGCTTGATGAATGGCATCTATTAGCTCCTACTGCTGACTAAACTGGAAAGTGACGTAGCCGCTCGCACCACCAGCGATTATCTGGTACGCTTGTCCCGGCGTAACCGAAACAGAAGAAGCACTAGTTATAATTTGCGGTTGCCCTGCCGACGTCGTGCCTGCTGCGGTGCGCCCAAAGGCGGAGGATGGGGTGCCGGGAAACTCGCCGCCGGGGGTATAAACGAAAAAGCCGATACCCCATTCAACGGGAGGTTGGCCCGGGCCACCTACTGGGCTACTGCTACGATTATCCCACGGGCCGAGAACGCGTTCAGCTACACCATTAGCGAGGTAAGTTTGGGGGTTACTCGGCTGCGTAAAATAACCACCCGTAGAAGAATTCCAACTTAGCAATAGCGGGTCAAGAGTTATGTACCGGTCTCCGGTACCCCCTGAGTTAGCTGCCGCTAGGACGCCGTCTGCATACGCCCCTGCCTGCGCATAAGTGTAGAACGCACCGGGTGAGCCCGGTTGATCGGAGCTGGGTACGTAGGCAGCTCCGTAAACAGTATTGTACACATAATCTCCGGGGACCTCGGAATACAGACCACCAGCAACCTGAAGGTTAAGAATCGTAGACACGCCAGTAGGCGCAGTCCATATGCTACTGGTACCAGCGCCAAACGTAACCGTTTGAAAAACAGGAGGCGGTCCCGGAGGTGGTGGAGTCGGGGTCGGCGGAGGAGGCGGAGGAGCAGCCGAAAAGGTACCAGCCCCTCGTGCGCTTGCTACTCCACGTGTGACGATTGTCGGCACTGTGCGCTCCTTAGACGAACTTAGTCAGCGATGCAAAGACCGTATAGGCTGCGCTACCCGTCTTCACAATGGTATATGTATAAGCGTCAACACTCGAGGTGTTGCCTACGACAGGCGCACTATTCTGCCATTTGGGGGTGACGGTCACACCGTCAACTTGAAAGACATTATTGTAATACCCTACGGTGCTGATGGTAGCAAAGACCGCAATAGTGATCGCCTGCCCCGTAGAAAGCAGTGAGTTGATGGTCGTACCGCTATTACCACGTACATTAACCGTCCAGTTAGCCGATGCGTTACCGGTATAGTATAGTACCGACTGCGTAATCGCGTCGATAGTCAAAGTGCCACTCAGACCCGAACCTACAACTGTGGCGGTTTCAATAGCATAAGCCAGCGGCTGGAGCGACGTAATGTCCGTGTTAGTCCCAGACTTAGCTGCGCTCAGGTTAGACCGTGCACCCGCAGCCGTGTTTGATCCTACGCCGCCAGAGGTAAGGGCAAGAGGCGTTCCAAGTGTAAGCGATGTCAGGTGCGTCGTAGCGTCCACCACATTCACGCCGTCATTGTAAACCCACATAGTCTTGCCAGTAGGCACCGTGATGCCAGTGCCCGCAGTCGTCTTAACCACCACGCTGTCTGCACAGGTGTTGTTGACGATGTAGACCTTCTCAATGCTGGGTACGACCAGATTGCGTGTCGAGCCGCCAGTGGTGCCGATCAAGTTCAAGCGCAGGTTACGTGCGGTCTGCGTCGTGTTTGCATTGGAAAGAGTAAGTGTGACGTTGCCACTAGCAAAGGTAACATCCGCTGAACCGACAATAGCTTCTTCAAGCGCAGTCCCAAGGTTGACATTTGTGACGTTACCCCACGTGGCGAGGTTCTCGCCAGTGGTCATTAACTGGATTTTGAGATTGCTATATGTGCTTGACATCTTCTTTCCTTACGTCGGTATCTGAGTCCAGATTACTGTGTTACCACCACTGACCTGCATCTGTGTACCTGCTTAGGTGTCATCAACCACCTGCCAGTTTGGTATTTGCGTATCGGGTATAGCAGACCAATCTGTACTTTGCGAGCTAATAACAACCTGCCAACTTGGGTCCTGTGTGTCATCAATCGTAACCCAAACACCCGCCTGAGAGTCATCTATAGGCACCCAGTCTGGGTCTTGTACTGGAACGATTGGGTTCCAGCTAGGTACTTCTACAGTACCGATAGAGCCATTGGCTGAAACACCAGTTACTGAGTAGCTAGAACGGGTTGTAGTTGTGCCGATGAAGCCGTCGGCTGAAACACCCGTAGGCAGTGCGTTGGCTTTACCTGAAACCGTAGTTGTACCGACGAAGCCGTCGGCTGCTATGCCTGTGACTGAGAAACCAGTTCCTAGTTTAATCTCAATTGTGCCGACGAAGCCGTCGGCTGCTATGCCTGTGACAGGCACGTCGGCTTTAGCTAAGACCTCAGATGTGCCAACGAAGCCTTCGGCTAAGACGTCTGTAACATCTACGTTTGTATTGAACCGCTGGTCGGTTTCCACCCCTGAGAAGGGCACGACTGAGAAGCCTGAGAAACCTAAGAGGGCCGTGTTGTCTACGTTGCCTACGGCCTCACTAACATCACCAATGAAGCCGTCGGTTGCTACGCCTGTTAGGGTAGTGCTGGCTTTACCCGAAACCGTAGATATGCCGATAAACTCATTGGCTGAAACACCCGTAGGCAGGGCGTTAGCTTTAGCTGAGACCGCAGATGTACCGATTAACCCATTGGCTGCTACGCCTGTTACCGGTACGTTAGCTTTAGCTAAGACCGCAGATGTACCGACGAAGCCGTCGGCTGCTACGCCTGTGACAGGCACGTTGGCTTTAGCCAAGACCGCAGATGTGCCAATGAAGCCGTCGGCTGTTACGCCTGTTACTTGGTAGCTGAACCTAAACGCAACCGTGCCGACGAAGCCGTTGGCTGCTATGCCTGTTATGGTAGTGCGGCCTTTAGCCGAGATCGTAGCGGTGCCAACAAAGCCGTTGGATGCTACGCCTGTAACTGAGAAACTAATTCCTAGTTTAAATGTAGGTGTGCCAACGAAGCCTTCGGCTGCTACGCCAGTTAGGGTAGTGCTGGCTTTAGCTGAGACCGTAGATGTGCCGATGAAACCATTGGCTGCTACGCCTGTGGGTAGTGCGTTGGCTTTAGCTAAGACCGCAGATGTGCCAATGAAACCATCGGTTGCTACGCCTGTGATAGGCAAGTTGGCTTTAGCCGAGATCGTAGCGGTGCCAATGAAGCCGTTGGCTACTACGCCTGTGAGTAGTGCGTTAGCTTTAATTGAGATCGTAGATGTACCGACGAAACCTTCGGTTGCTACGCCTGTGACTGAGAAACTAGTTCCCAGTTTAAATGCAGGTGTGCCAATGAAACCATCGGCTGCTATGCCTGTGACAGGCACGTTGGCTTTAGCTAAGACCGTAGATGTGCCAATAAAGCCATTAGCCGAAACGTCTGTGACATCTACGTTTGTGTTGAATCGTTGGTCGGTTTCCACCCCTGAGAAGGGCACGACTGAGAAGCCCGAGAAACCTAAGAGGGCCGTGTTATCTATATTGCCTAAGGTTTCGCTGACATCCCCAATGAAGCCCTCGGCTACAACACCTGTGAGTGGTACGTTGGCTTTAGCAAAGACCGTAGATGTGCCAATGAAGCCGTTGGTTGTTATGCCTGTGAGTAGTGCGTTGGCTTTAGCTGAGACCGTAGATGTGCCAATGAAGCCATTGGCTGCTACGCCAGTTAGGGTAGTGATGCCTTTGGCCGAGATCGTGGCTGTGCCAATGAAGCCTTCGGCTGAAACACCCGTAGGCAGTGCGTTAGCTTTAGCCGAGACCGCAGATGTGCCAATGAAGCCGTTGGCTAAAACACCCGTAGGCAGTGCGTTAGCTTTAGCTGAGACCGCAGACGTGCCAATGAAGCCACCGGCTGCTACGCCAGTTAGGGTAGTGCGGGCTTTAGCTGAGACCGTAGATGTGCCGATAAACCCATTAGCTGCTACGCCAGTTAGGGTAGTGCTTACTTTAGTCGAGATTGTAGCGGTGCCAATGAAACCATTGGCTGCTACGCCAGTTAGGGTAGTGCTAGCTTTAGCTAAGACCGCAGTTGTACCAATAAAGCCGTTAGCTGAAACACCCGTAGGTAGGGCGTTGGCTTTGGCTAGAACTGTTTCGTTACCGATGAACCCGTTGGTTGAGACGCCTGTTAGGGCAGTGCGGGCCTTAGCTGAGACCGTAGATGTGCCGATAAACCCGTTGGCTGAAACGCCTGTTACTCGGTAGCTAAACCTAAACGCAACTGTGCCAACGAAGCCGTTGGCTGCTACGCCTGTGACAGGCACGTTGGCTTTGGCTAGAACTGTTTCGTTACCGATGAACCCAGTAGCTGAAACGCCTGTGACAGGCACGTTGGCTTTGGCTAGAACTGTTTCGTTACCGATGAACCCATTGGCTGCTATGCCTGTGACGGATACTCGGGCTTTAGCTAAGACTGCTTCATTACCAACGAACCCATTGGCTGCTACGCCTGTGACTAGGTAACCAAACTTAATCGTAACTGCGCCAATGAAGCCACCGGCTGCTACGCCTGTTAAAGTAGTTCTGGCTTTGGCCGATACCGTAGATGTACCGACGAACCCGTTGGCTGCTACGCCTGTTACTCGGTAGCTGAACCTAAACGCAACTGTGCCAATAAACCCATTGGCTGCTACGCCTGTGGCGGATACGCTTACAGATACATTAGGTAGAGTACTAAACGGTGTAGTAGAGAGGGGAGTAAAGCCAAACATACTATAGCTCCCTCCCTAAGCTGCGGTTAGGTAAATACCATACAGGGTGGTAAATTACCCGTTAGTTGCGCTGCCGATTGCGTTACGCATCGTCATGCCGAGGATAGCCGTAATAGCTATCTGACTTGCTTCTATAGCAGAGGCATCACCAACAAGAAAGCTGGCAATAGCGCCAATGACGCCAAGGGCACCGACGATATAAGTCTTTTTACCTTTAAACTTACCCATAATCATTCTCCCGTTTCTTTAAGCCATGCCGCCACATCAAATGATGGGCAGGCTTTTCTAGTACCGGGCCAGTCGCGGTGACCGCGAATGATAATGCCCGGATAGCGTCCCTTATACGTCCTAATGAGTGTAAGGAGCGACTTCTTTTGTGCATCTGTACGGGTATCTTTAGGTTGTTTCATACCCTTATCCATACCACCAATGTAGCAGATGCCAATGTTGCCTGTGTTTGCGTTGCCTACATGCGCACCTTTTTGGTCATCGCGCAGCGTACGGTGCATAGAGCCATCAACCTCAATAACCCAGTGGTAGCTAGTCTGGCCGAACTTAGCCTTGTCCCACTCTGTAACCTGCTCATGCGTAACATGACGCCCTTCTGGCGTAGCCGCGCAGTGGATCGTGAGATATTTGACAGGACCTAGTTTTGCCATCACTCAGCAGCTTGTGGCTCAACCCAATCTGGGTTCAGCGCCCAATCAGTACCGTCGAAGGTATACTTGTTACCAACCCAATCGTCGGGGGCAGTAATACCTTCGTATATGGTTGCAGTGCTGGCGTTAAGGTCAGCGATTATGAACTCAGCCGGATCGCCAACGACGATGGTGTCCTCATTCAATACAACGACTTCTGTATCATCGAGCAGATACTTAGAGAGGTTAGTAGAATTTTCAACGATGGTTTGCATGGGCTTATCCTTTTACAATAATCTTGCTTGCTGCAACAGCTGTGCCAGCAAACACGGATGGGCTATCCGCCGTCAAGCCTAGCGCTCCGGTAGTTTGTACGAAATAAGACTGTCCCGGTGTGAGGCCAGTCTGCGCATCATCGACAGCGCCCACTACTTGGACAGTAGCCGTTTGGCCGTTCGTATAGGCACCGTTACTGAAGCCGATAAAGTTTTCAGCGGTGAGGTTGGTGCCCTTGACTGTTCCGACGATAGCAGTACCAAAGCTGGAGTTGCCGGCGTCTTGATAAGCTATGACTACTTTTTGAGAAACGCTGTCGTAAGTGGCGGAAATGTATGGGGTAGTTGCGCTCTCAAACACAACCACAGTACCAAAACTGATGCTGGTGCCACTGACTGTTCCGACGATAGCAGTACCAAAGCTGGAATTGCCAACGTCTTGATAAGCGATGACTACTCGTTGACTAAAGCTGTCGTAGGTGGCGGAAATGTATGCGGTACTTGCGCTCTCAAACACAACCGCAGTACCAAAACTGATGCTGGTGCCACTGACTGTTCCGACGATAGCAGTACCGTAGTTGGAGTTGGCTACGTCCCGATAAGCGATGACTACTCTCTGAGCGTTGCTGTCGTAGGTAGCGGAAATGTATGCGGTACTTGCGCTCTCAAACACAGTAGCAGTACCGAAACTGATGCTGGTGCCACTGACTGTTCCGACGATAGCCGTACCAAAGCTGGAGTTGCCAACGTCTTGATAAGCGATAACTACTTTTTGAGAAACGCTGTCGTAGGTAGCGGAAATGTCAAGGGTGGCCGCGCTCTCAAACACAGTCGCAGTACCGAAACTGATGCTGGTGCCACTGACTGTTCCGACGATAGCAGTACCAAAGGCGCTGTTGCCGTTGTCCCGATAAGCGATAACTACTTTTTGAGAAACGCTGTGGTATGTGGCGGAACTGTAGAAAGTGGCCGCGCTCCTAAACACAACCGCAGTACCAAAACTGATGCTGGTGCCACTGACTGTTCCGACGATAGCAGTACCGTAGTTGGAGTTGCCGGAGTCTTGATAAGCAATAACTACTCTCTGAGCGTTGCTGTCGTAAGTGGCGGAAATGTC